AAGTTCCTCTTACAGTTCTTGTTTGAGCATTTCCACTATCATCAACATATGATTCAGTTGTCAACTCAGCAGCATAGTATACTGCATCACCCGAGTAGAAGTTATGTTTTCCAAGAGGAGTTACTTCAAGTTCGTCTCCAAGGAAAGTACCAGAGAAAGTAACTGTTCTATCACTGGTATTAATTGCAGCCGTGAAATATGAGGGAATAGAAGAAGATGCTACAAGGAAGTTTTCTTCATTATCATAAACGCCTTGTACGTTTGCTTGATATAGTTCTGCCGAAGGAAAGTTCTGGGCATTTCCTTTCAAAATTTTTCTATTTACTGTATATGATCTGTTTGGATCAAGAGGTCCAGATCCTTTTATAGCGATTGCAGTGTCTGAAAGAATTGAATAAACAACTCCTGTTCTGCTAACCCCAGTATTATCAATGACTTCGATATTATCATTAGGACGGAAAAACTGTCTCTGATTTAATTGAAGATCATAACTGTTGTCAGAAGCATCAACCAACTTGATTGATTTTACTGAGTGAGAGGATGCATAGTTGTAGAACCAGTTTCTGTAGATAGTTTCAGTTTTATCTCTACCTAAGGTTCTGATTCTTGCAGTATCTCCATCACGGAAATTAGTTGTATTAGATGGAAATTCTAAGTTACTAAGAACAGAGTTAATTCTTACAGTAATAATTTCATCTTGATCTCTAAAAGATCTTCCATATGCAAATGTATTGATACCAACGTCTTCACCGTCTGAGATTGTTCCTGTTACGTTAGAGCAACCAAAGAACTCAGTTAAGGTCTTAGATGTGTAAGAAACGAATCCAGTAGTCGTATCATTATATACGACTGCTAATTCACCTGTGGTTCCAAATCCAACAGTAGAGTCAACGTTGAGAATAGTTGCGCCAGAACTAACCTGTCCGATTAGTTTTGTTTTAGGATGAACAGAGAAAGATCCACGAATAGCACCTTCAACCTCAACGTCTCTATCATATCCACCATCAAGACTTAACTTGTAGAAACTTTTAGCTGTACCAACTTGAAGTTTTTCTACAGCGGTAACTGGTGCATATGCTCTTGCAATATTTCCAGGAAGATATGGTTCTTGGTTGAGAGTTGCTTGATCAAGATCTAAAGGATCTCCAGTTACTGCCTCGACAACCAAATCATTAGTAACTCTATAATCGGAGTTAGATGGTGTAAAGAGAAATTCTCTTGGTTTTACAACTGTTACTCTTTCGTTATATAATGCTCGGAATAAAATCTCAAAAGATCTATCTGTTCCTCTGCTCAGATAGAAATCTTTTGACTGCTTAATGAAAAGGTTTTGATTTAACTCACTTGCAAGAGGTCTTTCGTCCAGAAGAGGAAGAAACTGACGTTTTGTTTTTGTTAAAAATTCTTTTAGGAAGAGATTACTTAAGTTTTTAATCGTAGAACCACTCTTGTGCTCATTAGCAGTAGAAGTTCCAAAAACTAAATTCTCTGGATTTACATCTGCTCTATAGGAAGTGATTCCAACAAATCCTCTAATACATCCGTCGAACTGAGAATTTGTTTTTGAGGTGTATGTAATAATTTCATCATCGATCTGAATCAGACCATATGAATCTGGAAATCCTTTAGTTCCAGTAGGATTAGTTCCAAGATCAACTTTTACGGTTGTGTCAATAAAATCTATATCCGACAACAATGTGACAGAATCTGAAAGATTAGTTGTCTCGTCAAGTTTAATATAACGATCAATATTCTGAATTAAATCAACAGGGGCACCCTGAAATTCTTGTGCCAAATAATATTGTTTTAAAAATTCAGAAATAAGAGGAAACTCCTCTCTAACATAAGAGGGGAGTTGATTCTGTACTACGTTGTTAAACTGAACTCTCTTTTCTGCCATTTTATGATACTATTAGTAACCGTATGAACCGCCGCCTGAGCTTCCGCCAGATGATGAAGTAGATGATGTTGTGGTTGTGGTTGCTGTCCCATCAGCAACTGTTGCAACTGGTATAGTTCTACCTGTAGGAGTGGTTGTAGCAGTCGCAGCAGGTGTTACGGGAACACTACCTCTTCCACCAGGTCTCACCAAAACTCCATTTGCATAACTTGAAGAAACAACATAATTTGATGCTGATGGATCTAAACCAGATGAAATTTCATCTACAACTGTTTCAAAAGTGCTATCTGAGATTTCTAATTGTAAGTAAAGGTCTTGCAACCCAATTACGTCATTAGAAACGGGACATCCAGATATCTCAATGATTGTCTGACCATCCTTTGTTTTACCCGATAAAACATTTATGGGGTTTAAAGTTAATATGCCTCTCTTATAGTCAATTGTTCCAATATTTCTTCTAAGAATAGTGGGATTTGTTGAATTAATAGATGGAACAGAGAATAAGAATAATTCTCCAGTTTCTCTATCGGAGTTTGGAAGATCAGAAATATAAACGTCTGCATTGATACCTTCAACTCTGAAAGCAGAGGTTTTAATATTGTATCCACTCATCCGTTTAATATAGAATGCATTACCAAAACCGATAGCATACTCGACTAAGGCATTTAGGGTTACTCTCAAGTCACGTCGCATTTGAATAGTTGTAATATTCGATGTGATTGATTCGTGACTGTCATCAATTACTTTCAAGAATTTACTGTATTTGAATCTTGCCCCATACTTATTTAACTCAGTTGATTCGGAGTACTTTGTGACATTATTTTGTACCAAAGTAGATACAAATTCAGAAGATGGTGCCAAGTTAGTGTTATAGTAAACCTTTGTATTGCTTTCGATATAGAGATACTTAAGATCAAGTATTTCTGGTACAATACCTGCAACAGAATACTTCTTAAGTTTGAGTTTAATATTTTCTTTAATCAAGTTTGGCAGATAATCGCCAAATTTTGGTTTAATACTGATAAAGACTTTTCCGTATTGTGGAGGAGCTAACTCTTCACCACCAAATACGGAGATGGACTCTGTTTCTGGATAAATCTTCGATGGAATCAGAGTTTCATAGTCATTTGCCGTCAGTGCTCTATTCTGAGTTGCGTAAATCCTTGGAGCAAACTTTTTAATCGACTCTACAGTCTCAATGTTCTCTCCACCTGCTGAAACCACCCCAGGGGTCACCAGAGACACCCCAGAGGTGACGTTATACTCAGTGCTGTTCCTGGTATAAGTTAGTCTACCTGAGAAATTGAACTGACTGATACCATTTGCAGCATCACCGTTACTAACAATGTAATTTGCAGTTATATAATTACCTTCTTCAAGTGCTTTTCCAAAAACTCCATCTCCAAAGATGAGTTCATATCTTTCATCTTCAATTTCTTGGATGTAATAGACTTTTGAGTCAGAATCAATCTCAAAAAGACTATCCTGTAAACTATACTTGGCTGCGGCAGTTGCAAATTGATTATTTTTGACCGTAACTCTAATTAAGTCAGTATCGATACCAGCATTTGGTAAAAGGAATCTTTGATTGAGGTTTGTAGATGAATATGTGAAATTAGACTCTAAAAGAACGCCCTCATGAATCTCAAGATCATCAAAAGATGCAATTCCATCAAAAACTGGAACTGTTACGTCTTCTAAAATGGAAAATACAAAAGATTGATTAGCAAACGTTCCAGAAGATGCTGCAACAACACCTTTTTTTAGTGTAATCGTCGATGGAGTCGGTGTAATCGAAGTTGTATCAACAAAAAAACTAATTGTTGCTAATGCTGCCTTTCTTGATCTGGGAACATATCCGATATTTCGCGCAAGTGCAACAATATTCTCTCTCAGAGTCGCACTATCGATAAAAACCTCATTCGCAACCATATTTGCGTTGTATGAGGTAATATAAGTGTTGTATGCCAAAACATCAACAATCGTTGAAAGGTTAGACCCTTCAAAATCATAGTCAGTAAAGTTAGAGTTTGACCTTAGATACTCTTTTAGGGATGTTTTAACCTGTTCAAAGTCCAGGTTAGAGAAATTGACTAATGGCATTTTACCTTGTGGGTTGCAACACGAATTCTAATTGCTGTGCAGGCACATCTGCACCAATGATGTCATATGTGATTGTTACGTCAAACTCATTATTCTCAAAATTAGGAAGAGTTTTGACAGATCTCAATCTTACTCTTGGTTCAAAATTTCTGATCGATCTTTCTATCTCATCCTTAATTGATGATGCTGTCAGATCATCAACATTCTCAAATAGCAGTTTGGAGATTCTTGATCCAAAGTTTTCATTAAAAAACTTCTCTCCAGGGAGGGTAAATACGATATTTCTAACTGAACGAGCAATTGCATTCTCATTTTTGAGTGCAATTAAGTCATTAGTTAGTGGATTAGACTTAAAGGACATACTAACGTCCCTAAAACCTTGACTTACCCTCTCTAAAGGCACAACAATACGGCAATTATTACTTATTTATTAGGGTATCAGATCAAAATTCGGCAAGAGGAATGGGCTCTGTGCCGTAATCCCAGTCATCATAGTCCTCATCATTACGAATTTTTTCATGAATGTCATTTTGAACTTGAAAATCGTGTTTTTTAGGTGTCAAATCGTCATTTGCGATCTCACGAAGCATTTTTTGATGCTGTTGATTGCCCAAATTGTCTAAAAAATCGTTATTTGGAGTCATTTTCCTCTTTTTCGGGTGAATTTTCGCGTTCTTTCGCGGTTTTCCAGAAATATTCGTCCTCACGACCCATACCAAGACGTTCAAAACCGTTTTCAACTTGATACCATTGGGTCGAAACCTTAAAATCTGGCATTTTTGGATCTACTGGAGTCAAACTATTGTCATAGATACGCATTCTATTGTTTGGATAGAGTGCATATTGACCATTTTCCAACTCAATCAGGTTATGAGACTTGTGTTCAGCAGGATTTTCTGCAGTATAGCAGTCAATTGTATCCATATCTTGGTGATAATTGTCTAAAGTACAGATATAAGTTCCTTTCTGAATCCCGAAGTCTCTTGTATATAGTTCATAGTCCATGGAACTAATGAATTGTTTCGTTACAGAGACAACCCCATAATCCATACAGTTCCAAAACTGTAGGTTGGGTAAGTCCATGTCTGGATATGGCGTCTCTGGAGCCGAGACAAATGCGCTGATGGGTAATTTGTCATACATTGCGGCATACTCTGGTAAGTATGTCTCAAAATAAAAAGTGCGCCCAGGAATCGACTTTGCCGATACCCAGACGCCTTTGACAAATTCACCATGACCGCTTTGATGATCCGTAAGATAT